GCCGCACTTCGATCGCCGGCGGGACATAGTCCAGGCCGCCGAACCGTAACTGCATGCCGCGGGCCTGGCAGTCGGTCATGACGTAGCCACACGAGGTGAAAGGTGCCCCATTATTAAGGTTCCCCGTGCCGCCCGGTTGGCCTGCTGAGTAGCCGCACCGGTAAAAGAGGCAATACTGTCCTTCGTCGCCACCGTCCACAGCCTCCAGTTGTTGCGCCGGTGTGGACGGAAACGTCCACGGGCACCTCGTCTGGATCCGAACTTCCGGCAGCCACAGCCGCTGTAGACTCATTCGATTCGTCGCCGACAATCGGAAGGTCGATTCCTGAATCTGATCGGGCGGGTTGCAAATCCCTTGGAAGACGACGGCCGCGTCTGTAAGCGGAACACTGTTTACTAGGTCGTAAAAGACGAAACTCACGGTCAGCGTCGCCCCTCGCCAACCCACTGCCTTCTGCACTTCGGAAAAGTGTGAGTCCGCATTAGCCAGTAATATTGCGATTGTAGGACTGCCATCGACGCCTTGGTCGGAGGCGGTTTGAATGTTAAACCCGCTGTGCCGAAGAACTTTCGCTGCGTAGGCGGTCCCATTCACCGTCACGCCGTGAGTGCTCCAGTGTTCCAGGATTCCGCCCGCTAGCGTGCAATCGAACAGTACCAGCGGCGTTTCGGTAACTGCTTGCTCTTTCAGTTCAGAGATTGTTTGCATAGTACAGAATCTTCACCGTTGCCGAGTGCCGGTTTACGCCCGTTGTTGTCACCGTCAGGCAATCGCTCTCGAGACGCGCGTTTTGGTAGACCCCACCGTTTGTGCTCGTCTGGTAGACCGAAGCCGTTTGCTGCGCTTCCGCCTGCGGTCCGAACAGGCTCACGACCGCTCCCGCTGGCAAGTTGACGCCGACAGTAACGTATGTCTCTGTCGCGTTACCGCTTCCGGTAATCTGATATCGCTTCCATGCACTTGCCACGGTGACGGCTGCTGAAGCGCTGCCCAGCAGGAGCGTTGCGCTTGTCGCCTCGGTTGCTCTCAGATAGACACTGAACGTGTAAGTATAGATCACCGGCACATTGAGCACCTGCGTTAAACCCTGGTTGCCGCCGCTGGTATTGCTCAGTTGCCAAGCGCTCGCGCCACCCCTGGGAGCCTGAATTCCACCTGTCAACGCCAGTTGCGGACCTGCGCTCCACACCGCATTGCTCAAGTCCTCGCTCCAAGCCAGCAAGTTCGCTGACGGGTCCAGGAATGTAAACCCGTTCAGCGTTCCCTCCGCCGCGGAAAAGAACTGCTCCAGCGTCTGGCGTTCTGTGTCGCTCAGCGATGTGTAGTGTAAACCCCAGTGCACTGCCGACCCCGCGGGATCGGCGACGGTGATCACGCTCCCATCTGCCAACGTGTTCTGAATGGTCCGCTCCTGTCGCATTTTGACGACCCCGTACTGCGTCAACGCACCAGTTGTAAGTTGCGGGTAGATGAGCATCCTCAGCTCCGTACTTCCATAAGTGTCAGCGTTGTCTGGCCCTTCATCGTATCCATCGATGTCAAGCCGGCGTTGTCGCTTCCGAGGCGACAGGTTGGATACGTGGTGCCGTCCCATGGGTCGGTAAATGCGAAGCTCGAGAACCGCCCTTGATTGGCCAGAAAGAAGTGTTCGATTGCCGCCATCTCACCTTCGTCCAATAGGCTGAGCTGGATTACCCACTTGTGAAGCCCGCCTGCCGAGTCCTGATACCGTTGTTCGCTTCCGTCTACAAAACGAAGCGCCTGGTTCTGAAACTGTAGCCGTCGCTGCGCCGGATACTGCGCCACCGCGCCAGTCTTTAGAGTTGGAAAAGTTGCCATATCACAAGTCGTTGACTACGTCGTTCAGCGAGCTCATGTTGAGCATCGCGCTCCGCACGGCGGCGGCAATTTGCGCGCTATTGTCCATGAATGACTGAGCGTCCATCGCTTGTACGCTTACCGTAACTTGCGGAGACACCGCACTCGATGCCGGCGTCCTAAGTCCGCTTTGCGCCAAATTCCCGCTGCCCTGCGTCCCCGTTCCGCCCGGCTGGGCGTCCGACGGCGAACCGTATAGCCGCGGAAGCCCGGTTTGGTCGTAGTCCATCGCCTCGAGCCCGCTCCCCATATCGGCGCTCATGAATGAGATTGGTGCGGGCATTTCGTACTTCAGGGGAGGCGAAGCGTCTGTCGATCCGCCGCCGAACAGTCCCAGCAATCCGCCGATCAGCGGCACAATCCCAAAGCCCGAAGCCAGCACGCTTGTCGCAACAGTTTCCGCCGTGCTCCCCGCCCCAGTGTTCGAAGTCTGGGAGATCGCCCCACCTTCTACGTTCTGACCTCCCGAAGTTGTAGCCGCCGTCCCGCCAGCCGCGGCGTAGCTGGTGAGAGCGTTCATGGTGTCCTCCAGGCTTCGCGATTGGTCTCCCGTTACGGCGAGAAATGTATTCAGAAGTTCATCTTGTGTTCTGCTGGCCATTGTTCGTCTCTGCTATCCACGCGTTGTCTAGAATGGTGAAGGCTTCCACCTGGCGGGCGGTCAATCTTGACAGGTCGAACCCGTTCAGCCGCTTTCGCACAAAAAACTCCTCCACCAGTTCCATGCTTTCCGCCGTGATAAGCCACGTTGGACAAACGTGTAAAATTACTCCGCCGCGCGCCCAAACCGGCCGCGCTTCCTTTACCATCGGAGCCTCGCCATCCTGTGGTCCTGCTGAAGGAAGCCAGCCGCATCGGCGCTTTCTTTCCAGACCGGATGCTCTGCACAATCCGCACTTCCACCCGGTCTGGTTCGACAGGTAGAACTGGAAGGCGGCTACCAGTTTTTTCGTTCGTCTGGAGTCAGTCCAACTTCTGCTCTTACTGCTGCGAGCGCCTCTCGAAACAGGCCCTCCGGGCCCTTCTCCGCGAGTAACTCCGGTGTCGCCTCTTCCCCGTCCAGGCGCAGCCCCTCAACCGCTCGCAGGCCCCACTTTACAAACAGCTTGTCGATTTCCCCTTGCAGAAGCGCCCCATCCATCCGCTCCTCCGCGCTTTGCCCGCCCTCCAGGAACTCCTTGCGCCGGGCCAGTTCGCGCACCTCGCGCATCAGTTCCATCCGCCGGATGAACGACACCCGCGCCACTCGGAACCGCACTCCCACGGCGGCCTTCGATTCCACGACCCTTTCGCTCTCGTATGTCATGGTTACGCAAACGCCACCGCAATTTCGTTGTCCACCGTTCCCTGTGCCCGCGAAGGCTGGAAACTCCACTGCAAGCGGTTCTTTGAGTCGTCAAATTCCGGCACTACCGGTACCACGTTGCTCATGTATACTCCCATCATCCGCCCCTGAGCCTCTCCCAACTGGAACATCACTCCAATCGGCGCCTGCTGTCGTGCGGCCGCGTACAGCGCCTGCGTCGCGCTGTCATCCTGGCTGTACAGCGAAACCGTCGCCGCCACTTTTCTTCGGCCCGGTGCAATCGCCTGCGGAACGCTGGACCCGAACTCGTTCAGACGAGCATCCAGATCGTTCTTTAGCCCAATCGATGCGCCCGTAACCGTGAAGAACTGGTTCGGCGCGGAGCCAAGCCATGCTTGTCCCAGATTTCCAGGCACTATCGAATAGTCGAAGCTCGCAATCGCCGGTTCCACCGGATAGCTCTCCAGCCCAAAATTCCCCGCCGTGAAACTGGCGCTGTCCTGCACGTCTTGTGAGATTCCCTTGAAGCTGAACTCGTGGAAATCGCCGTTGATGTCGATTGTCATCTGGTCAACAGCGGCGCCTGCCAGAAACCGCTGCATCGCCGTGCCCGGGCTCCAATAATCGTACAGCGTCACACTCGGAAGTTCGGTCGCTGGCAAGTAAGTGACCGCCGTCCCCAGTGCTGCCCCAGCCTGGGGCCCGCTCGTAAATGGCGCATTGACTTGTATCGTGTTCAGGTCGGTCACTGCGGTTACAAACCGGATTTCCATATCCGTTGCAACCGCCTGGCCCGCATTCAAGCCGTGCGGCGCCGCGAATACCAATGTCGTGCCTGCCACGGAACTTACTACACCCGGTGTCGCTGACGCAGGCGAGGCGCCCAACGCCGCCTGAAATAGCGGCCCATAGGACGGATTTCCGTTCGCGCTAATCCAGTTTGTCAGATACGTCTTTAATTCGAAGCTCGTCTGCTTTTGTCCGCCGACCGGCAAACCCGTGAAAGTGCGGCTCCCGGTCTTGTCCTTCCGCTCCGTGACCGCCAATTCTTGTCGAACCGTCAACTTCCCGGCCGGAATCCGGTTACTCGCCGAAACCGTGGCCAAACTGCCATAAGCGCTCTCCAGCGCAGTGTAAAAACGGTTTGCATTGGAAGAAATGTATGACATCTTAATTAATACTCACTCCAATCTCGAAAATCACCTTAGCCGACTGCACGAAGTTCTTGCCTCCGTGCTTCACCGAGCCAAACGTCACTTGATACCCGCCTGCATAATACATCCCGTCGCCCCAGTCTCCGCGGCTGAAGTCCAGTACTTGCATCATCGCGTCCACGTAATAACCCAGGGCCTGCTCCAACCCATCAATGCGGTCCTGAGAATGCCGGATTTCTACCGCCATTTGCGCGTTTCCCGAAAACGTCCGGAACTTTTCATGCAGTAAATTGCTGACCTTCTCGCAGTAGACCTGAACGACTGGATACTGCAGGCCCTGGCTTCGATCGCTGATCTCCACCGAGACATTCTGCGCGCTCACCTGTGGCGCGCTGATGAGCTGTACGGGTGGCGGCCCTGGCATGCTCGCCGACAGTAATGTCGCATTCACCCCAGAGTCCGACATGACGAGCTGCAGCACCCGGCTCGTCGTGGCGCCGGCTACACTTCCTGTCATTAGCCTCTCTCCAACATGCGTGGTGTCGGCCGGATGTAGTTCGGTTCCTGGCCCCGGCCCGGCCCCGCCCCCGCCGTAAGCACAACGTCCGGCTGCATCCATGTTCCGTTCAGATCGATTGGCGACCCATTCTGCCTGATCAGAACCTCTGGGGCCGTCCCAAGGTAGACGTTCCAGCCCGTCGCGTAATCCGGCGGACAACTAGGTTGCACCATCAGGCTTGTGCCCGTCACCGTAGACGTGGTTGCCGCTGTCGCCGCACTCTCTTCGCCACTCCGGTTCACCCACCCGGTCGAGATATAGTAAATGCCGTTTGCAAGGCTGCCGGCCGTACTCGTGACAGTCGGCGGTTCGCCCCGCTTGAGAGGGAGCGCTACCACCCCCAGCCCGGCGTGAATCAACTTATCGCTCGCCCACCATGCCAGTTGATGAAATTGTCCCTGCTTCTCGGCATAGCGATCGTTCAGTTGGCTGTAGTACGCATCCGTGTACACCAGCTCGAGCGTTCTGTAGAGATGCCACAAACGCAACGGTGGAGTAACTACCACCTGCCCCAAGCTGGGCGCCGCTATTGACCAAAGAGTGATTCCTGGATGATCCAGCTTGTGCAACAGGACTTCCAGCTCAATCCCCAGCTCTTCGTGAGCGATGCGCGCCTTCTGTGAGACGTCGATGCCTTCCAGGTTGGCCACGGTCAGCAGTTGAGAATCCTGTGCCGACAGCGCTTCGAGTCCTGCGGGTGGCCCATCTACAAATAACGCCATGTCCTACCCCTTTGTGGATTTGTGCCCGCCGCGAAGCCGCTCTAACTCCGACGCGCTCACTACCGTGACTTGCACCTTCCGCGCGGCCTCGGCCTCGTCTGCGATCCGTTTGGCCTCTGCCCGGGCCCGCCGGTAATTCTGCGTTTCTTCCGCCGTCGCTAGGCGCGCCGCGCCCTCCACAACCATCTTCGCGGCAATCGCGGACGGAACCTCTGTGAGTGTTCCCTCCTTCCCCCCGTCTGGCGTTTCGCGGCTCACAATCACCGGGTTTGGATCGCTAATCGTTGCCTGTGCATCGCGAATCTTTTGGTAATAGATTCTTAAATCCATTCGTCTCCTCCATGAATCCCCGGGCGGGGTTTCTCGCCCGCCCGGTCTCCTGCTTGACTGCGTTGCTCTGTCCCGCTAAGTGCTAGGTATTCACCTGCACACCGGCGGAATTCCGTAAAATGCCGCATCCGTACAGCACGTCCACGGTGAATTGCTGAGCCAGTGTGTTCGGCTGGTAGCTCATGACCACCCGCATGCCGAAGTTACCTAGCTCGGCGTATTCTGCGATGGCCCCCGTTCCCGGTAGGGGTTGCGGCAGCCGTCGAATCACGAGGCCGATTGCATCCCGCGCAAACGCCAGGTTATGCGTGTTCACCGGGCTGCTGCCGGTTTTCGGCACGAATTGAGACCGGAAGACAAAGAAGTCTTTGTACTTGCCGATCGTCCCGTCGATCAATGCCGAAAGTCCGGCCCCTCCGGCTGTCTGGAACTCCTCAAACAGGGGAATCTGCCGCCATGCGGAATACGCGTTGGCGTCCACCACAATGTACTTCTGCGCCGACGCAGGTATTTTCGCCAAAAACAGCGCTGTTTCCGCCGCATCCACGGTCGCTTCTGTCAAGACCGCGCCCGGCGTTCCCACTGGGGTATTCGAAGTGAAACCGGCATACAAACCCAGCAGGTTTGTCTCAATGCTCTGCGCAATTGCCGCCACTGCCGGCTGCATATAGATCTTCAGCAGGTCCGGCACTGCCAGCACTTTGGTTACGTCCGGAATTTGAAACGTCGCCTCTACGTGCGTATTCAGCACGATCTGCGCATTTCCCAAGCTCGGGTTCTGCGGAGTGACCGTCCCGCCGCTGGCGATGTTATTCGCTACCATCGTGGGTGGGATCGGCACATTGACCGTATCGCCGGCGTTCGCCAGCACGGGTTCGTAGTCCCGGTTCACCAGGTTACCCATCACCAGGTTGCCCACAAGTACCGGCAAAGCGTCTGCCGCCACCAGTTTTACAATCGCATTCGCGACGTTCGTTGAAGTAATAGCTCCCATTCTGTGTCCTTAAGTTGTGTTAACGTTGATCTCGAAACGCAAGCCCTTTAACTGGTCCTTCACCAGTATCAGGCCCGCATTTGTAGTGTTTTCGTCTTGGCGCAGAATCCTCGGTGCTCTGTGCCGCTACCTGTTAGGCACCCTTCAGTGTCTGAGTGGCCACGCGCACGATTTCTTCTCGCACGCGCTGCATCTCTTCCGGTCGCATCCCGGGTCGAATCCGGTCAATTCTGATTTCGCCGGCCGAGGGAACTGCCGCCTTTTGAGTGGTCGTCATTCCGGTGCCGCCTGCAATTCGCGCCGGCAGAAACTCCGGGTTCTCATT